CGTTAGGCCGGGCAAGTGTGGATCTGTGTGTGTGATCGGCAGCAAAGTGGTTGGAATGCTGGTCTCTGCGATGCTCCAGTCAACCGCTGAAATAACCATCCAGCGGTTGTCACGTCTGAGTGTGGCCCAGTTACAGACACAATCCAGTGATCTCCCGGAGGGCACCAGGCTCCCCACGCTGGAGGAGTGTATGGAGTTACCACTTGCAATGCTTGCGGCAGATCAGGGAGTGCGTGTGCACGTGGGAGTGTTACCATCTCCCAAGTACGGATTGGTGGTCAATACCCTTACTCGTAACCCTCAGCTCTCGCTCCCCAGGAAGATGCTGCCGACAGTAACCCGGAAGGTCCCCCCTTGTTTTGGGTTCCTGGTGGGCTCTGATGGGCTGTGTTCGCACAGTGTTCCAGAGACGGTGCTTGACATTGTCGATGCGCGGCGGCGCGCGGCAGTAGGTCCATCTGATGATGTGGTTTCGGCATTGATTGGGAGAGTTGTCGGAGCATTGAATGTGGAGGAGTATCGTGTTAGGTACCCCGTTGGATGGGGGGTGCTGCATGAAGGGTGTGGGAAAGTCGATTCGGTTGATTTGAGCAAGTCAGCCGGGCCCAATTCGTTGGGTTATGCGCTCAAGCGTGATGGTTTTGTGCTTCCAGCTGGGAGTGGGGGAAAGGCGACGATGAAACCCCCCCTTCGAGAGCTGTTGGAAAGCTACGACCAAAGGATGCGACGTGGAGAGAAGGTGTCAGAAGTGTTCCATGTGATGGACAGGGCGTCCAGCATGGCCCAGAAATTGGAGCTGCGAAAGCCCACCAAGCAGTTACCGCGTACCGTGTACCCAGGATCCATGGTGGCGTTTCTGTTCATGAGGCGGTATTTCGGCTTTCTGCACGAGCATGTGGTTGCAGATCCGTTGGGGACGGGGTTTGGGATGGGCATTGACCCTGTAGCCGACTGGGAGAAATTGGCAGCTCGTCTAGGTCCGCGCGTGGTGGCCGGGGATGTCAAGAAGCATGACATGAGGTTTCCGGCGTGGGCAAAGAGACTGTGGTCTGATTTGTTGGAAGCGTGCGCGCGGAGGATGTATGATGGGTTGGACTTGGTTGCCGCTGTAGCGCTTGCCCGCGACCAGCGAACCTCTGTGTTGTTGATTGGGAGCAACGTGTACGAGTTCGATTCGATGCTCATGTCTGGAGTCTGGGGCACCACCATTGCTGGCGGGATGGGCATCCGGTGTCTGTTCGCGCAGTCTCTCGTGGACCAGGGAGTGGTGGTTCAAGATGCGGTGGCGAGGTTGGAAGCAGGGAGCCTTGTGACGTATGGAGACGATAACATCATGTCAGCAGGGGTGTTGGAAGGTGTGGACCCAAAGCGATTCAGTGAAAGCTGTCTAGTTCATGGGTACGAGACCACGCATCCCACAAACAAGGACTCTCCGATGTGTGTCATGGGATTGGAGGAGGCCACCTTCATTGGGCGACATTTCCGGAAAACCGTGGGGGAAGGGAATGCTGGATGGGATCCGGCGCTCGAGCTCACTTCTTTGGTCTCTTCGTTGGAGTACAGACCGGGCAAGTACCGCGAGTCCACTTACGCGGGATTGGTGGCCCGTGGGTTCATGTATGAGTTGTCTCTGCAGGACCCAGAAGTGTGGGACGAGGTCGCTCCACATGTGCGTGGCGTGCTGGCGCGGACAGATGTCCCGTTGCTAGCGGAGCTCCCCGCAGGGCGTGGGGAGGTACGGAGAGCATTGTACCACAGGGTGCAGGGAGCGGGGTTGCTCTATGAGGACCCTGCCACCAGTTTTGCGGTGTCTGGCACGCGAGTGGGCTACTTCTCCAAACTGCTTTTCCGCGACTGGCATGGTGAACCGCCGCTGCTGGATCACCCAGAAGTTGGGTTCAACCCACTGATGTGGACCTTCCGCCACGACGCGGTGAATAGTGTTGACGAGGTACCGTACCCTGGTGAGGTCGGGAGTGAGTGGCAAGGTCCGTTTGGGTTGATGTATCGTCGGTCTTGGCCGATTGAGGAGCTGGAGAGGTTCCTGTTGGGGGTGGCGGCCATGCAACGCGAGCACCAGTGTTGTGTGGCCACTGTGCCACTGAAGCTTGAACGCGGTGGACGACATTTCGCGCTGTATGTGGGGGTTAGGATCCAGCAGGCGGTGGCTGGGAGACCTCGTGGGAAAGTGCAACCTGAGACATCGGTGGGGCCAGCGCCCATGCCCCCGCCG